CAAAATGCTATTGTAGATGGGAAATTAAAACTTATAAATAAACTTAATAGACTAAGTAAAATGAATACGTTTATTAAAAAGAAAAATGGCTACGAAGTAACTGGTGTTGAAGGTTATGTGGCTATTGATAAATTGAAAGGTGGAGCAGTAAAGTTAGTAGATAGAATGGAATTCTCTTCTAACAACTTCTCACCGGACGTGATTAAAGGCTGGGACACAGTGTCCCGATCCTAATGGAAAGAGCGGAAATGGTAAAGTTTAAACAGTTTGTTGAAATATACGAAGAGACTTCATTAGATGAAGCACTCAACGTTCAACAACGTATGAAATTAAAACAATCCTTGCGTAGAAACAAAGCTAAGATCCAATTGGGTCGAAGACGTGCTGCGCGTAAGATGGCATCCGCAGAAGTTCTTAAAGGTCGGGCTCATAAACAAGCTAAAAATCTAATTGTTAAGAAAATTCTGAAGAATAAGCAAAAAGGTGACTTATCTTACGGTTCAAGGGTTAACTTAGAAAAACAAGTAGCAAAGCGCAAAGGTGCTATTCTACGTTTGGCTAAGAAACTTCTTCCCAAAGTAAGACAAAAGGACCGCACTAAGCTTCAAAATAAGGGGTCTTAGTATGCAATTCAAATCATTTACTCAATACGTCACTGAAGAAACTAAAGACCTAACTGTTGCTTGGGGTAGATATAATCCTCCAACAATTGGTCATGAAAAGCTATTTGCTGCTGTAAATAAGGTAGCTTCTGGTAACAGTTTTAGAATATACGCATCTCAAACAAATAAGCCAAAGACAGATCCCTTGGACTATAAGACCAAGGTTAAGTATCTCCGTAAAATGTTTCCAAGATATGCACGGTCAATTATGTATGCACCTAAGGTTCGTACTCTATTTGATCTGCTTACAACATGTTATGATGAAGGCTTTACAAGATTAACAATTGTTGCTGGTTCTGATCGTGTGAAAGAATACGAAGTACTTGCAAACAAATATAATAATAGAAAAGGCCGCCATGGTTTTTATAATTTTGATGGTGGTATTAATGTAGTATCAGCTGGTCAAAGAGATCCAGATGGTGAAGGTGCTTCTGGTATGTCAGCCTCTAAACTTAGAGCAGCTGCAGCTGATAACGACTTTCAAGCGTTTTCAAATGGAATGCCAAAAGGATTCAAAGATGCTCAAAAGCTTTTCAATGATGTTCGTAAAGGCATGGGTCTTAAAGAATCATACGACTATCGTTCACATATTCAATTAGAGTCAGTATCCAAAAAAAGAGAAGAGTATGTAAATGGAGAACTCTATAAAGAGGGTGATCTGGTTGTTGTAAAAGAAAATGATCAAATTGGTACTGTCCTTTTCTGTGGCTCTAACTATGTATTAGTAGAAATGAATGGCGGTAAATACCGTAAATGGATTAACGATATCGAACGTTTACCTGATGCTATGCAAGTAGAAGGTAAAGAAGATCCGGATATTGGTGATAAGAAAGGCTCACAGCCTGCAATATATCACAAAGGACTGAAAAAATCTACAAAGCAAAAAAGAGATGCTCAGTTCAGAAAACAAGCTAAAATGGATGATGACGATCCTTCTGCATATAAGCCAGCACCTGGTGATAAAGAAGCAAAAACAAAACCATCTAGGCACACTAAGAAATTTAAGCAAATGTATGGTGAACAACAAGTTGACCGTGCTAAAGATAAAATTGAACGAGAAAAGAAACGTGATGCTGATAAACATGATCGTATGTTAGATCGTGCACGTATTCGTGACACACTTAAAAAGAATAGGGAAACTAATGCAAAGTCTTAAACAGTATATCTCAGAAAATGCTACAGCTGGTCTGAAGAAAAAAGCTGAAAAATCAGGTATGCCAATTGGTATATTGCGTAAAGTCTATAATCGTGGTATGGCAGCTTGGAAAACAGGACATCGTCCAGGAACTACTCCACAACAATGGGGTATGGCAAGAGTAAATTCATTCGTAACAAAATCCTCTGGAACATGGGGTAAGGCAGATAAAGATCTTGCCGCTAAAGTAAGGGGAAGCTAATGAAATCGTTTTTTAAGTTAACAGAAGAGCTCAATGAAGCAAAAGATGAGTTCAAACCACATAAGATGTATGATCCAGAAACTGGTAAAGCATATGATGCTGATACAGAAGCTGATCATCTAAAGTATAAAAAAATGGGTTACACCCATGAAAAGCCAGAAGTCAAAGAAGGTTTCTCACCAAAAGAAATCAAAATGGCTATTGGTATCGCATCTGATCCACGTTACAAAGGTGGCAATATGACTGGTGCTGTAAGAGCTATTGATAAGATTAAAAAAGGTCTATCTGGTCATAAGCAAGTCATGGCTGTTCTTAAACGTCAGAATGAAGATATCGAAGAAGCTATGAGTCCAAAAGAAAAAGCGGCACATGATAAAGCTATAGCAGACTTTAAGAAACGTGGTGGTAAAGTTAAAAAGCTTAAGCCTGGATATGCTCAAGGTTGGACTGGTAAAGATGATCTTGGTACTGGTCAAAAAGGTATGCTTGGCAAATCTGATACTAGTAAATTTGGTACTAAGAAAAGAGTTAAATCTATGCGGGCTCATGTTGAAAATACAGAGCTTGATGAGAAAGTCTATTCAAAACCAGCTAAACTAGATCCTGCAATTGCTAAAGATCCTAAAGTAAAGGCTGCTCAAAAAGCACATGCTAAAGGTGATTGGGATGGAAACGTAGATAAAGAAGGAAATGCTGTTGTTCACGTAAAAGGTAAACCACATACCGTTACTGTTCAAATGGAATCTATGAATGAAGCTACGAATATGTATACTGATGATCGTGTAGGTTTTCAAATTGATCGATTTGCAATGGGTCAGGGTAAAGTAGGTTTTCAAATTAACTATGGTAAAAAGCTTGGACGATATATTCAGGTACCAATGGATGATATGAAACGTGTTATTGCTCAAATGACAAAGGCTATGAAAGCTAAAATCTAATGAAGTCTTTCTTTGAATATTATGAGATTGGTACAGATGCTTACACTAAGTATACTAAAAAGCATACACCAGGTCAAAGTGTCAAAGAAGGCGAAGGTAAATATAAAGGTGAAACGTGGGAGCAAGGATACAAACGTAGAGTTGTAAAGACCACAGATCCTGAGCATAAAGAAAAAGGCTATAAGTGGAGAATCAAAGGTAAAGAAAGACCTAACATTTCTATTAAGCTTTATAAATCGAAGCCTTCACAGGCTGAATATAATAAACAAATGAAGAGGGTAGCGGGACATGAGTTCGGTGGATAAATTTAAGTCTTATAACGAAAAAGAAATCGATAAGATTTGCGAAGACTGTAATATCTATGATGATCTCATTGTAGAAGCTGCAGAGTACAAGGGGCGTAAAGTTAAGTTAAATGATCCAAGTCGATCATCTGACGGTAAAAAGAAATTCTATGTCTATGTCAAAAACGATAAAGGGAATGTGATTAAGCTAGGATTTGGTGATCCAAATATGGAAATCAAACGCGATGATCCAGCACGTAGAAAGTCATTTCGTGCACGTCATAACTGCGACAATCCAGGACCTAAATGGAAAGCTAGGTATTGGTCTTGTTATCAGTGGAGAGCTGGTAGTAAGGTTGATAATTAAATGTAATGCAAATTAAGCAGGAATTAGACATGGCAGCAGAACAACAAAATGCGCTTCGATTGGATCGCATTGAAGAAAAGATTGATCGTCTTACTGACGCTATGGTATCTATTGCCCGTGCTGAGGAGAAAATTAACGGTTTGCAAGATGATCATGATAAGATGTATGAGCGCATCAATAAGTTGTCTGTTAAATTAGACGAAATAAGCTCAAAAGTAGATGAGAATTCAAGGACAGTGGAATTCATCCACAAGCTGTTCTGGGTCTGTATTGTATCCATTGCCGGAGCAATCGCCGCAAATGTATGGATGATTAACTAGGAGAAGCCAAATGTCATTAGACAAAGAACTTATGGATGTGGCTCAGGCTTATCTGAGCATGCATGAAAAAACTAAAACTGAGGATGCATCTAACGATAAATCCGATGATGGAGACGGTATGGATAAAGTAGATCCAAAAGCTGTCAAAAAGAAATTTAAGGATCGTAAAGATAAAGACATCGATAATGATGGCGATACTGACGATTCAGATGAGTACCTTCACAAGAAGCGTCAAGCCATTTCTAAAAACGAAGGTAAGCGTGGGTTTATTAAAGCAGCTAGAGATGCTAAAGCAAAAGGTGATAAAGAATTTGTATTTGCAGGTAAGAAATATAACTGTGAAGAAGTTCTTTCTACAAAAGAAGCTGTTGAAATCGAAGTAGATGATAAGTCAGATGCTTCACCTGAAATGGATAAGAAAGACGATCCTAAAAAGAAAAAGAAAACAGATCCTAAAGTATCTAAAGCCAAAGATGATGATAAGGGCGATGCAGATGCTGTAGCTGAAGCAAAAGAAATTACTTATCGTGTTGGTGATAAAAAACAGCATGGTAATATGGGTGCAAAAAATATTAAAGATCTGATGGCTAAACTAAAAGCAGCTAAGTTTGATATGAAGTCTTTAGAAATTTACGATAAAGATGCTCGAAAGCAAATCATGCGAAAAGGTCAAATGGTAGAAAGTGTTGATACTTCTCCTGCCGGTGAAAGCCCAGCTGCTAAGCGTGCATCAGTTCGTGATAAAGGCGTACTAGATATGTTACGTAATAAAACTGTAGAAAAACGTCGTGATGAAGATAAACAAGACGGAACTAATGCAGCAAAAGAATCACCTAAGCGTCCAGGCGACTCGAAGGTTGGTGAAAAAGCAATGAAAAAATTTAAGGAAATGAGGTAAATTATGGTAAACAAACCAGGTTGGCTTGAAGAAGCTATTGCGAAACCCGATGGATATTACACTGTTGATGGTGAAAAACTAAAGGGTGTTATGTTAACTCCACAACAAGTAGATGAATGGAATGGTTCAGCAGCACCAGCTGCAGATCCAGAACCAGAAATGCTTGTTGAAGCTCCTACAGCTGCGGCAGATCTAAATGAAATGTCAAAGCGTGAACTTGAGGATCTTGGGCGTGAACATGGTGTTGAACTTGATCGTAGAGAATCAAAGTCAAAGCTAGTCAAAAAAATTAAATCAATCATCTAGGTTAATAAATAGACTTATATAAGTTTATAACCTAGGTGAAAAAGAATGAAAATATTTGAAGAGTTGAACGATGATAACTGGATGATGTATGCATCTAAGTATTATAAAAACGTTCAATGTACAAGCGTAGAAGAATTTTATGATGATCTACAAAGATTTAAGTATCTTAAAAGGCTATTCAAACGATACTTGAATAATGATGATTTGCAAGAGAGGTTAATACTAAATCATATTATTGTACTCAATAATGTATTTGGTATTGAAGAGACTAATAAGATGCTCTTCTATAAAATAGATAAGGATCAATGGCCTATTCTTAAAACCTTTCTAGTGTATCTAAACTTTTTAAGTGAAGATGCATATGTAGAGA